GGAAAACTTGACGACAAAAAAATTAGTTCAAAATTTTTTATAAATTAATTAATATTATCTATGAATAAGTTAGTAATATTTGATCTCGACGGAGTGTTAATTGATAGCCGAGATATGCACTATGAGGCATTAAATACTGCATTAAGAAGTGTCAGTCATGAATATGTAATTGATATTCAAGAGCATCTAAGTTTTTATGATGGTCTTCCAACATCTAGAAAACTTTCTATGCTTACAGAGAAGAAAGGACTTCCTGTAGAAAAGCATCAACAAATTTGGGAGGGTAAACAGAAAGCAACTCTTGAGATCTTTTCTGAACTAGAGCACGATTATGAATTGATGCACTACTTTCAACAATTAAAACAGAGAGGATATCAAGTTGCAGTTGCTTCCAACAGTATTAGAAATACTGTTAAACTTGTACTCCTTAAATTGGGAATTCTAGAGTTTATTGATTATTATGTAAGTAATGAAGATGTTGTAAGAAATAAACCATTTCCAGAAATGTATTGGAAATGTATGACCGCTTGCAACGCACTTCCAAAAGATACTGTAATCTTTGAAGATAGTCATATTGGAAGGCAAGGTGCTATTGATAGTGGAGCAACTCTTATTGCAATTGAAAATAGGTGTGATTTAAATCAAGATAAAATTAATAAAGTATTTAAAACTTTTGCATCTAAAAAATTAACCATAGTACCCTGGAAGTCTGATAAAATGAATGTTCTTATTCCTATGGCAGGAGCAGGTACTCGATTTGCGAATGCTGGATATACATTTCCAAAACCATTAATTGAAGTTAATGGTAAACCTATGATTCAGGTTGTGGTTGAAAATCTAAACATAGAAGCGAACTATACTTTTATTGTTCAAAAAGAACATTATGAGAAGTATAGTCTTCAGTATCTCTTAAACCTTATTGCACCTAATTGTAATATTGTTCAAGTTGATGGATTAACTGAAGGTGCTGCCTGCACAACTCTTCTCGCTAAAGAGTTCATCAATAACGATGCTCCACTTGTAATGGCGAACTCCGATCAGTTTGTAGAGTGGAACAGTAATGAGTGCTTGTATGCTTTTAATGCCGATGGTGTTGATGGTGGTATCGTTACTTTTGAAGCAACTCATCCAAAATGGTCTTATGCAAAAATTGGTTCTGATGGTTTTGTTTCTGAAGTTGCAGAGAAAAAACCAATTAGCAATAATGCAACCGTTGGAATTTATTTCTGGAAGAAGGGATCTGATTACGTCAAGTATGCGGAGCAAATGATTGAAAAGAACATTAGAACAAATGGTGAGTTCTATGTTTGCCCAGTATTTAATGAAGCAATTGCCGATGATAAAAAAATCAGAGTGAAAGAAATTGAGCGAATGTGGGGCATCGGTACTCCTGAAGATTTAAATTATTTCTTGGAGCATTATTCGGAATGAGATTTATTGCACATCGTGGAAATCTAAGTGGTTCAAATCCTTTAAGAGAAAACAGTATTGACTATATTGAAGAAGCAATATCAGAGGGTTTTGATGTTGAAATTGACTTAAGAGTTGAGGATAATGAGTGCTATCTTGGGCATGATGATCCTCAATATTTTGTTACTATGGAGTGGTTAAGAAAATACAAAGATGTTCTTTGGATCCACTGTAAGAATAAAGAAGCACTTGAAAAGATGTCTTCTTCTGTGGTACAATTTAATTACTTTTGGCATGAAACTGATTGTTACACTTTAACTAGTAAGGGTATTGGGTGGGTTTATCCTGGAAAAATACCTTATTCTAATTCGATAGTAGTTATGCCAGAAGATACAGATTTATATGATTTTAAACCAGAATATATAAAAGAAGTATATGGTATTTGTACTGATAAGGTAATTTATTATAAAAATATTTTATGGAAAAAACATTAGTTATACTAATTGGTAATGCTAGAGGTGGTGAAAAAACTTGGAATAGTATGTATGAAAATTTACTAGTTCCATATAATGCAGATCTTGCAGTTTGTTTTGGGTATAAGGAAAATAAAAAAGAGTCTTTATATTCGAAATCAAAGTATATTTGGGAAGTACCTGAATATGATGAATGGGCAGATTATTACATAGAAAATTATGGAGAAAATGGGATATGGAAAAAAGTTTTTTCTATGTGTGGAGACAACGGATTTTCTGGGTTATATAAATCAAAAGGTTCTAGTGCAATTACTTTGGCTCTTAGAGATTGGATTTTAAAAAATAAACGCGATATATTAATAAGTTATGATAGAATTATAATTACAAGATCAGATTATTTTTATTATGATCAGCATCCATTATTAGATAATGATCATTTTTGGATTCCTTTTGGAGAAGGGTATGGTGGAATAACAGATAGACACCATATTTTTCCTTCTTCGGATGTTGATCTTGTTTTTGGTATTGTTCAAAACTATATTAATACAAACAATATAATTGAAGATTTTACCAATATTCCAAGTCGTAATTTGAATATAGAAAGATCTTATGTCAAATATTTTGGTAGAATTGGGTATTCCAAAAAGATAAAACAATTTAAAAGAGTTCAATTTACAGTAAGAGTTGCGGAGGATACTACACGATGGCATACTGGTCCTAACAGTGGAACTTTGTTAGTTCCTGGACATACAGATCTTTATATAAAATATGGAGATGAGTACGCATTATGTGAAAATCCAAATGCTCATACAACACCAAACTGTTACGAAACTGGAGAATTCATAGGATGACCATTTCATTAATATGTGCTTGCAAAAATAGAAATGAAGCATTAAAAGTTTCTTTACGATCTTGGTTGAATTATAAAGAGATTTCTGAGTATATAATAGTCGATTGGAGTTCCGATGATACTTTAGAATTTTTGACATCCTGGGACGATAGGATAAAAATCATTAGAGTAAATGATCAAAAATATTTTAATCAACCACAACCTCTCAATCTTGCGATATCACAGGCAACGGGAGAATATATTTTAAAAGTTGATTGTGATTATATACTCAATCCGTATTATTCTTTTTTTGAAAAGTATAAGGTGGATGATAATTCTTTTGTTAGTGGAAAATCTTCTTACAAAAATCCAGAATATTATGATGAATCTACTGGATATAATACAATAGATAAAAAAAATATGTCTCTGGATGAATTGGCAGAATATTGCAATTCATATAGTTTTTATTATAGATTTTTGACAGGTCTTTTATACGTTTCTAAAGAAAATCTTTTAAAAGTAAATGGATATAATGAAAATTTATGTGATCACTATTCATATGAAGATGATGAAATTTATAAAAGATTGGAACTACTTGGATTAGAACATAAAAAACTAGATTTTGATTATCGTGTTATTCATCTTCCTCATCCAGATTCAAAAAGATTTGAAAATTTTAAATCTTTTACTGAAGAACCTGATTTAAGAAATGATTTAACGCATAATTTATCGCCAAGATATTCGGGTCAACAATTAGAATGGGAAGTTGATTATGTTTTAACTATGCTTCATAATCAAGCTAATATTAAAAAAACAGGAGAACTGGATAATTACTATGATGATAGTAGTACAAACTGGTATGTGACAAAAAAAACTGATAATTATTTTATTGCAAAAATTATTGCTGATGAGGATATTAAAAAACTTAAAAATTTTCCTCCTGTTCATTTTATTAGTGTTGATCATTCTGAAGAAAGGAGAGAAAGTTTATATGAAAAGTTTGAAAGATTCTCCGTTAAAAATATAACCCCACATATATTTAAAAAATATGATCCTAATGAACACACAATAGTAAGTGAATTTTTAGAAATTAATGGGGATCATAAACTAAGTTTAGGTAGTAGAGGACCAGTTACTTCTCATTTGAAATCTATCAAAGAATGGTTAAATACTACAAATGATGAATATGCTTTCTTTTGTGAAGATGATTTGAGTTTAGAGAGTGTTTACTATTGGAATTTTACTTGGGAAGAATTTATGAATATTCTTCCTTTAAAGTGGGATTGTATTCAATTATGTCTTTTAAGAGAAGAGGAAGATGTTCTTAATGTTGAGTTTAGAAATAGATGTTGGGGAGATTGGTCTGCGTGTGCTTATTTAATTAAGCGAGAATATGCACAAAAATTAATAGACACTTATCATTATGATGATAATTTTTATCTCGATGCTAAATGTCATGATAAAGATCATCGTCCAGATTGGGCATTAGTTCCGGTCGTTGAAACTATTATTTTTGGTTTAAGTAATAGGGTTTATGTTTATCCTCTTTTTGTGGAAGATACATCTTTTAAATCTTCCTATCAAATAAAAAATCTTTCAAGTGATCTTAATTCTAGTCATCACTTGTCACACAGTAGTATAATTAATTGGTGGAAAACTATGGGATTTAAATTAAGTACAAATAAAATTCTTACTAACAGAATCAAACTTTTAGACTTTCCTAGTGTGAACTATATTAGTCTTAATGAAAGTGTTGATAGAAGAAATTCTTTAAAAATGCAATTTCATTATAATGGAATTCCTAATACTAGAGAACTTCTTTCTGCTAGATTTAGAGATTGTGATGATAAAGTTTATGGTGAACAACTCCATATTCTTGATGAAGGAACGATTGGTTGTGTAGTTTCTCATATTAAGATGATTAAAAAATGGTATGAAGAAACAGATGAAGAATATGGTTTCTTTTGTGAAGATGATTTGAGCTTTGAAACCGTTCAATATTGGAATTTTACCTGGCAAGAATTTATAAATTCTTTACCCGAAGATGCTGAATGTGTTCAATTATGTTGCATAAGAACTAGTTTTCAAGAAATTGAACTTAGAGAACGATCGATGTATGATTGGTCTGTAACTGCTTATATTCTAACTAGAGATTATGCTAAGAAAATTATTGATCTATATTGTGATGGGGATTCTTATAAATTAGAAATCCCTGGGACAAATTTCTACCCCATGCCAGAAAATGTATTATTCTACAATATTGGAAAAGTTTATGCTATTGATCTTTTTGTAGAAGATCAAAGTGCTTCATCAACTTTCTATGGGCAAACAGAACTTCAAACACCAAATAAAGAGTATCATAAAGAATCATATGATTATGTAATTAATTGGTGGAAAAATAACAATCACTTAAAACTTTCGGATATTATTCCTTCTTTTGGAAATAATATTACAATTCAAGAACCAATTCAAGATCAAAAACATAATGTTAGAGAAAAAACTGAATTGGAAAATCTTCTTACTGAATATTCTTTAGATCCAGAAAATCCTCAGAGAAGTTATAATGTTGGATTGTGGTATGAAAAAGAGGGACATACTGCACCTGCATTATCTTATTTTTTGAGATCTGCTGAAAGATTTGAAGATGAAGATATGCAGTATGAATCCTTGATTAAATGTCATCACTGTTATGATAAACAAGGAACCAGAGACGGAACGGCAATTTCTTTACTTCAACAAGCTTTGTGTATCAGACCTAATAGACCTGAGGCATATTTTCTTCTTGCCAGATTCCACGAAAGAAGGCAGCAGTGGCACGATTGTTATAAGTATTCTAGTTTAGGTTTAAGTATTTCTGATTTTTCTAGTGTTCCTACAACATCTGATGTTGAATATCCAGGTAAATATGGTCTTTCTTTTGAAAAAGCATTATCTGGATGGTATTGGGGAAAGATTGAAGAATCTAAAGATATTTTTATAGAACTTTCCAATAATAATGAATTGACAGTAGAGTATTATAACTCTGTAGTTGATAATTTAAAGCACTACGATATTCATCTGGAAAAAAAGGACTGATGCAGAACAAATCATATGAAAAAATAGATCTTGTTCTGCAGGGTCAGTATGATGAATTTACTAATACAATAATAGAAAGTTATTTTAAACTTCCTTTTGTAAATTCTATAATATTATCTTGCTGGAATACTGATGATTTAATAAAATTAGAACTTTTAGATAGCGACAATTCTCAAAAATTAATAGTTGTTCCTAATGAAAAACCTTTTACTTTTGGTGATGATAACATTAATTTGCAAATAGTTAGTTCTTATAGCGGATTGATTAAATCATCAACTGAGTATGCTATTAAAATGCGTACTGACCAGTTATATGATTACGATAGTATGATGGTTATGTATAATTTCTTTATAGAAAATAGAAAAGACCATCTTATATTTGTTCCTGGCATGTATCCACATCTTTTGTTTCACCCTAGAGATCATTTGTTCTGGGGTAAAACAAAAGATTTAATTAAACTTTTTGATATACCCCTTAAAATTAATAACGTTACTGATAAAGTCAGAATTTCTAAACAAGATCTTTGGAAATATTATGGATATTTTATTAGATCTGAAACATATATTGGGGCTAATTATTGTTCAAATTTTGACGATAGAATTAAACTCTTTCTTATTCAACCAGAAAAATATCTTTTTGATGGATCATCAAATTGGCAAGAGAGTTTAGAAGTAAGTGATACTATTACTAAAAAGTTATTTAAATCTTTTCCTAGGACAAATATTAATTTAAGTTGGCCTAAGAAAAATTTAAATTCGTATCCATATGATGATCAAAAATATGGATATAATGAATGTTGGCACGAAGATGGAGTTTAAAACTATGGACCAAGAAGAAACAGCAGTTGACGTTTTTCCAGTATTTCCTACACCTATTGTTGTTAGAGAAATACCTAACTTTTATAAAATAAAAGATGATTTTGTTAAGGATGTTTATGAGTACAAAGAAGAAAATTCGGAGGTAAAAGATAATATTTTTAATTTGATTAAATTTCAAAAATATTTTCCTTTAATTTATTCTGAAATTGAAATCTCGTTATCGACAATAATTGGTAATAATGCTAGAATTATACCATCTTCTATAATTAATACTGATATTAAAATAACTAAATCTAATGCTTGTATAGATCCAAGCATCCAGACTGATTGTGATATGATAGGTGTCTTAGTTGTTGATTGCCCATATAGATTTTCTGGAGATTTTGTGTTTTTATCTCAGCACCATAACAGTGCTTTTCATAAAATACTCAATAATAATATGAAAAATTTATATTTTTCTGATAAATTTAAAATTTCTCCATCTGATGGAAAGTTAATTATTTTCCCATCTACTTTAATGTATTACGGTGAAACTAATAAGACTGATATGGATAAAATTACCATAACTTTTGGTATAAATTTGCAAAAATAAATAGTATTTAAAATTTTAGATAAACATGAATTTTACAATTTACACTAAAGACCAATGTCCATATTGCTATAAGGTTAAGCAAGTATTGGAGTTGACAGGAAATAACTTTGTAGAGTATACTTTAGGGCAGGACTTTACCAAAGAGCAATTTTATGCAGAATTTGGTGAAGGGTCTACTTTCCCACAAGTTCTTTGTAACGATAAAAAACTTGGTGGATGTACAGATACCGTTAAATTTTTGAAAGAAAAGCAAATTGTCTGATACGAACCTAAATAATTCTAAGATCCATGTTAATCGTGGACTAGAACTTATCTTAAAAGGAGGTAAGAGAAAGCAACCCAAAGATTTTCACATTATTTTTGAAAAGTTGGTTTGCTTTCTTAAGCGGGAAGTGACCATCTATTTCGAATTTTCTTTAAGTATGAAGAAGACCCGTAGTTCCCGAGGTAAAAGAAATGTTAGCAGTTAGTCTAGTATTCGGTTCATTTTTAACAATTTTGTTTCTTATTGTGGGACTTATAGGTGGGTGGACTGCAAGAGAGTATATGATGAACTATCGGGAAATCCCAAGACCTCACCCCGAAATGTTTGATGGACAAGGAAATTTAATTCCAGATGAGGTAATTGCATTTAATTTTGAAAACTATTATGACGACGACAGCACAGAAGAAGACGAGTAGAACTACTAAACCAAAAACAGAGACTACTCCCACTAAAAAAATTTCAGAAGATCTTCCAAACAATCCTTTTGCTTTTGAAGTTCTCGAATTAGTTTCTAAACAAAGAACTAATGCTAAGAAAGTAGAGTTGCTTCAAAGATATGGAGATCTTTCTTTGAAAGCAGTTTTTATTTGGAATTTTGATGAAAGTTTAGTTTCTGCTCTTCCTCCAGGAGATGTACCTTATGCTAGCACTGGGGAGCAGAATTCATTCAGCGGAACTGTAAGCGACAAAGTTCGTGATGCAGTTGGTAAAATGGAAGAACTTGGATCTAATTCTCTAGGGATGAATGATCAGGGACAGACTACTATTCGTAAAGAATATAAGATGTTCTATAATTTCATTCGTGGTGGTAATGATGGACTAAGTTCTCTTCGTAGAGAAACTATGTTCATTAATATGCTCCAAGGAATGCATCCTCTTGAGGCAGAAATTCTTATTTTAGTTAAAGATAAGCGTTTAGAAGAAAAGTATAAAATTTCAAAGCAGGTAGTGTCTGAAGCATATCCTGATATTAAATGGGGCAATCGTGTATGAGTAGTAAACTTCATAATGTAATTCAACGCGCTCAAGGAAAGGAGGAAGACATGACTGAATGGACTAAAGAAGAAAAGGAGTCTCTTCCTCCTAGATATGGGTGTCAAATTTTGGTTGAGAATGGAACCATAGATCAAGTAAAAGACTCATCTTGGCCTAATGATGCATATTTAATTTGGTATCAAGTTGGTGATGATATTCATATGGATTTATGTAGAGGAACTCGTTCTAGGATTTTTGATCTATACTATGATAAGTTTGGACCTGGAGTAATTCAAAAGATTGATTTCGGATATGGTAGAACTAATCCAAAACTCTGGGGGTACAAATCACCCGAAAAGAAAAAGCGAAAGTAATTTACCAGAAACCCCGAAAAAAATTCGGGGTATTTTTTTGTCCTTAAGATTTTTAAAAATTGTAACAGATGTTACAAAAAAAGATTGCTATATACTATGAAAGGGTTTATAATGACCCTACGTTCATCCAGGTAACTGGACGCAAGTAGGACGGCGGAACGGTACGTTCATTCGCTATTCGCAAATAGCGAACGCAAACCGCCCGAAGGAACGGGACCTAAAAATCTCATTTCTTTGGAGGAAATCCTAATGGCTAAAGTAGTATATCGTGGCATCGAGTATGATACTCAGAAGCGTCTGGAGTATCAACAACAGATGATGCAGCGAAAACTATCGTGGTGTCCGTTTTGTAAAAGAGGGGCATAAGTGATGAAGAAACTCAACGTGCTTCAACTCATTAAAGAGCAGAAGCAGAAAGAGCAGCGTCGTCAACAAGCACAACTAGCACAATTAATTGGTGCAAAATAATGGTACAGTTACTCATTTCTACTACTGCTGGAATTGCATTAACAACTATTCTGTTATCTGCATATATTCAGTGGTTGTATAAGTAATGGACTACCATTACCACTGGGATGATGTAGATAAAGATAACAGACCAGCAGCTTGCTATCAACTAACATATAGGGGGTGTAAGTATTGGTCTTGTTATCGAATACATCTTCGAGAGTGGTTTGATCAAGTTTTTGATGTAGAACCAATTTATAACAAGAGGGGTTGATCCCCTCTTTTTTTTATGTTATGATACTTGGAGAGAACAATATTTTATGGACAAAGAAAAATTAAAACTTATTGTTCGTAATCTTGAACTCTTGGTCGACTCTTTGAAAGCAGAAGTATATTCTGATGTTTCTGCTTACAAATTTGATGATATTAAACCCAAGCACATAGATTACGACGAAATATTTGAGGACGACGATGACTAGGGGAAAAGAACTTTTAAAATTGCTAAAACGCCTGATAAAGCAAGAACATCTTTATAGTACAGAACAGTTGATTGAGATGAAATCTCAAATCAGAGTTTTAGAGGAAGAATTTGCACAGTTAGAAGCACAAACATCAAAAGGATTTGGTAAAAAATGACAGTAAAACTTATTTCAGTTACGCCTGATGCCGAGCAAACGATGGCATATGTTGCTCGCGTTTCAAATCCCAACAACCAAGATAATCCAAATTATGCAAAACTCCTTGCCTATTGTATTAAGCACAATCACTGGAGTGTGTTTGAGCAAGCATTTATGACGCTGGAGATTGAAACTAATCGTGGTATCGCAGCACAAATTTTGCGCCACCGTTCTTTCACATATCAAGAATTTTCACAACGGTATGCAGATTCTTCTTTGCTAGCAGATTATATTCCTGCCCCAGATCTTCGTAGGCAAGATGATAAAAACCGTCAGAACTCTATTGATGATATTGGTGAATATGAGAAACTGACTCTACAAAGTAAAATTCAAGAGCATTTTGGGCACTCTATGCGCCTCTACAAGGAACTTCTTTCTCACGGAGTGGCAAAGGAGTGTGCAAGGTTTGTACTGCCCTTAGCAACGCCCACACGCATCTATATGTCGGGATCTTGCCGTAGTTGGATACATTATATTAATCTTCGTTCTGCAAATGGAACACAAAAGGAACATATGGATATTGCACTTGCATGTAAAGAAGTATTCAAAGAACAATTTCCAGCAGTTTCTGAAGCACTGGAATGGATCTAAATAAATTATCTTGATTTCACAACTTTATGCCTACATATCGCTTTGAAAATATAGAAACGGGTGAAATCTTTGAGAAGTGGATGCTCATGGCAGAAAAAGAACCATATCTCAAAGAAAATCCTCACCTCAAACCTCTTATTCCAACACAAATGAATGTTGGGGAGGTTGGAGATTGGCAAAATAAACTTATCAGTAAAAACCCAGGGTGGAACGACGTTCTAGGACGTGCTGCGAAAATGCCTGGATCTAACGTAAAGAAAATCTAGTATGGCAAGAAGAAAAAGAGGATCTGCAGAGCAACCTATTGGGGTTGGACTCACGGCAAAGCAGATGAAAAGGAGAAAGCCTTTAAGTTCTGAATACCTTTTGGATATTGAACCAGTTACGGACAACCAAAAGAAATTTTTTGATGCATATTCTGAAGGTAAACATGTAGTTGCTTATGGATGTGCTGGTACAGGAAAAACTTTCATTACTCTTTATAATGCTTTATGTGATGTTTTGGATGAAAATAGTCCATATGAAAAAATTTACTTAGTTCGTTCTCTTGTCGCAACTCGTGAAATTGGATTTCTTCCAGGAACTCATGATGATAAGGCAGATATTTACCAAATTCCTTATAAGAATATGGTAAAGTATATGTTCCAGATGCCTACTGATGCCGATTTTGAAATGCTTTATGGTAATTTAAAATCGCAAGAAACTATTAAGTTCTGGAGTACTTCTTTCCTTCGTGGAACAACCCTTGATAATGCAATTATTATTGTAGATGAGTTTCAAAATTTGACCTTTCATGAATTAGATAGTATAATCACTCGTATTGGTGAAAATTCTAAGATTATGTTTTGTGGAGATGCGACACAATCGGATCTCCAGAAAACAAATGATCGTAACGGAATCGTTGATTTTATTAGAATTCTGAGATCTATGCCTTCAATTGATCTTATTGAGTTTGGTGTAGATGATATTGTTCGCTCAGGATTGGTTAAAGAGTACATTATTGCAAAAATGGATTCAGGATTTTAATGTTTAAACATATTGATATTGATCTACCTAAACTTGAAAGAGAAACAATCGATGGTGTTAGGTATTATAAAGTTCCAGATGATGGTGAGATTTTAAAACTATTTTCTATTACTTCGGTTACAAGTCATAAGAACCGCAACTTTTTTGCAAACTGGCGTAAAAAAGTTGGTGAAGAAAAAGCAGATAAGATTACTCGGCAGGCAACTAGTCGGGGAACTGATATGCATACTTTGGTTGAACATCTTTTAAAGAATGAAGATCTTCCAGAGGTTCAACCTTTGTCACAATTTTTATTTAAAATTGCCAAACCAGATTTAAATCGTATAAATAATGTTTATGCTCTCGAAGGTTCCTTATACAGCAAAGTTCTTGGAGTAGCAGGAACTGTCGATTGTATCGCAGAGTTTGATGGTGAATTAGCAATAATTGACTTTAAAACATCTAAAAAACCAAAACCACGGGAGTGGATTGAGCACTATTTCGTTCAGTGTGCTGCTTATGCGTGTATGTTCTATGAACTTACAGGTATTCCCGTCA